GAAAAGTATCGGGGTACATACTTGTCATACGGACAGGCGGAAATGACCATGTTTTTTACACAAACTGTGTATGGTCGAGATGACGCGATGGAAATAGTTGGTAGTTTTGTAGATTTTCAATAATTATAATTTAAAGAAATAATAAGCCTTTAATCTAATGGAAAATTGCGATGTATGTTGTGAAAAAATCAACAAAGTAAGTCGCAAAAGTGTTGAATGTCCGTTTTGTGACTTACACAGTTGTCGTTCATGTTCACAGAGATATCTTCTTTCTATAATTGATGACCCCCATTGTATGGGTTGTAAAAATATGTGGAATCGTGAGTTTATTGATTCATTTTGTACAATTTATTTCAGAAACAATGAACTTCGGCGTCACAGGGAAGATACATTATTTGAAAGGGAGAAATTACGAATACCAGAAACACAACCCGAGGTAGAGAGAATACTAGGTATACGAAAAATACAATCAGTGATCCATGGACAACGAACAAAACTTATCGAACTTGCACACAAATATAAACTTTACACACCTATTCGTGAAGGTATGGACATACCCCCCGAAGTTGTCGAAATTCAAGAAGTCTTAAAACAAAGCTATAGAAAATTGGAACATTTGCGTCTAGGTAGTGATATAGTCGTAAGTCAAGAACCAAAAAAGTTTATTCGAAAGTGTCCAACTGAAGAATGTAAAGGATTTATGAATGAAGATTGGTTTTGTGGGATGTGTGATCGACAATTCTGTGAAAAATGTAACGAAGAAATAACGAATCAACATATATGTGATCCAGAATCTGTAAAAACGATTGAACTATTGAAGAAGGATACAAAACCATGTCCAAAGTGTGGAACCGTTATACAAAAACTTTCAGGGTGTCGACAGATGTGGTGCCCAGATTGTCATACGGCATTTGATTGGATATCTGGACATATAGAAACTGGTCGAATACATAACCCACATTATATAGAGTTTAAACGTTCACATATAAATGGTGCGTCACGGGAAAATGGAGATATTCCATGTGGTGGGATACCATCCTTTCGAGAACTCCGTGAAATAAATGCACCCGAAGATATTTTACAATTCGTTATGTTACTAAGTGATATTGACAGAGATCTTGTATATAAATATGGTAATATATGGGATGAAGATAATCGATACTTGAGAGTGGCATATATGTTAAATCAACTTACTGAACCACAATTTAAACGTGAATTACAGAGAAGAGATAAACAGAGGGAAAAGTTTCGTGATATAAGTAACATTTTTAGAATGATTATTGATACCGGTGGTGATTTATTAAGACAATATGTTTTAGATCAAAACAGGTATGTGGAAATAATGAATATAATTTGTAAATTAACCGACTATGCAAATGAAGTAATCGATGTAATTAGAAAAAGGTATAATTGCGTCGTACCCAGAATTTTAAATATTTGTACATTTTAATATGTTACTTTTGTTCATTTTAGTTTTACTTGTTATATTTCTAATTCCAGTTTATAGAAAACCACTGGTGTTACCTAATTTTATAACTGAAAACGAAATTGATCATATCAAGAATGAAGCAAGTAAAAACTTTAAAATTTCAACGGTTTCTCAGAATGCTACAGTTGATGAAGAAGTCCGTAAAAGTGATACCGCGTGGTTAGAATTGAGTGATCCAATCATTAAACGAGTTGTTGAGAGATGTGTGTCTTTGACAGATAGACCTTTTGTAAATGTTGAAAAGTTGCAGGTGCTTAGATACGGTCCAGGTGGGTTTTACAAACCCCATCAGGACACGTTTAGTGATACAATTGGTAATAAGAGAATGTACACGGTGATTCTTGCATTAAACGATGAATATGAAGGAGGTGAAACGACATTTCCTAACATTAAAAAGTCTTATAAACTTTCTAAAGGTGATGCGTTATTTTTCAATACATTAGACAATTATGAACTCATGACTAGTCAGGCTTTACACGGTGGTATGCCTGTCAAAACAGGTGAAAAATGGATATGTAATATTTGGATTCATAAATATCCATATAAAGGATAGTTTTCTTTATAATTCAAATGAGTACATATTATTATCCAAAATATATAGAACCGAGAGTCATAAAAGGTTTAATCACTCATGATGAGTGTGATAACCTAATCAATATAGCAAAGAATAAGACAAAAGACTCTACAGTTGGTATTAATTCATTTGAGCCCCAATTTAGAACATCTAAGACGTATCAAGTCATGTACGAGAATGACGACGAAGTTATAAAGTCTGTTCGTAAAAAATGCGGACAAGTTACAACGTTCCCGGATAATTATTCAGAGTTTCAGATCACACATTATAAAACAGGTGGTTTTTATGGACCTCATCATGATCGAGTAGAAGACCGTCATTCAAAACGAGTTTGCACAGTAATTATCGCATTAAACGACGACTACGAAGGAGGTGAAACGAACTTCATATATCTATATAATTCATTCAAAATGAATAAAGGTGATGCATTATTATTTTACACGACAGATCAAAATGATAAAATGACAGATTTTGCAATGCATGAAGGGACAGAGGTAACATCCGGTGAAAAATGGATTGCAAATGTATGGATGCATGACAGAAAGCAAAATGGTTAAAGAGTTATCAAACTATTATATTAATAATGGATTTATCAAATCTTGAAACAGCATCGTTATTATATATATTTGGTATTGCGATGTTAATGGGTGTTACCCATGTATTATTAGGACCAGATCATGTTGGTGCCCTCGTACTTCTAGTCTCGGGAGTTAAGCGAAGGGAACATGAAAATAATGAAGTTACATTTTATAATACATGGTGTAAATCCGCTATGCAAGGATTTAGATGGGGAACTGGACATACAGTTGGTCTAGGATTTATGACAGGTATTTTCATGTCTTTTAGATCATCGATACCTATGGATAAAATTTCGAAAGTAAGTGACTATGTTGTTGGTTCTATGATGATATTCCTCGGTACAGCTGCCTTATTTTCACTTTATAATTGGATGAAACGTGAAAAAATACGCACTCGTCATGTCACCCAAAATAATATTAGCACTTCTGATAGGTTTTTACACCCAGATGATGGTTTACCAATGAATATAATACTTGGATCTGAAGCACATAATATAGCACACGACGTACACTTGACACACATCCATACAACTGAAGACGGTATTTCTGAACCACAGAATCTATGGAAAAAGTTTAAAGATTGGAAAACGGGAGACACTTTTACTGACAGTTCTACGAGTGCTTATGTAGTTGGTTGTGTACACGGTATTTCGGGTTTATCTGGTATTGTATATATCCTCCCCGCTCTATTTTTAGATGACACATATAAACTTATGACGTATTTAGGTGGTTTTTTCATAACTTCTATTACGAGTATGTCGATTTTAGCTGGTATTATGGGTTTAGTACCTTCAGGTACTAAAAACTTAATGATCTTTAACGGTGTAGCTGGTGTGAGTGTATTTTCTGTGGGTGTATTCTGGATAGTATTAACGTCTATGGACAAACTCAACCTCTAAATCTAGAAACTACATTAAAAGCAATTGTTACTCTACCTGGTATTTTTACCGGTAATACTTCATGATATAAAGATGCTGGAAAAATGAGTACAGTGCCTTCTTTAATTTCTTTGTTATCTTTTGTATCATAGTGAAACTCTTGTGTATGCAATGTTGATAGAGGTGCTCCATGTGGTATCCTAAATTGTGTAGAATTGTGTTCATTTTCATCATTAAGTATATAAATAATCGAAAATGTTGGTTTATATATTATATTATCTATAGTTACATCATCTCCATAATGATTATGAAGATTGAACGTACCATTCGTGTTATATTTTGTATACCAAGATGCAGATATAACAGAGTCTAAGAGTTCTATAGTCGGAAAATTGACAGAAGGATTTATATTAGAGAGTACCCTTTCTAATGGTGCCCAAATCAGTTGATTAATAACACTACCATCCATAAACTTGTGAATATCATCTCGAATATTGACTTCAAAACTTGTAGTTGCATTTGTGAGTCCTTTAGATTCTTGATTTTTGTAAAAAGTATCATCAAGTTCTGTTATCTTATTCATTAAGGTCTGTTTAATTTCATTATGAATTGATACATTCTCCCAGTATAGGAAATTGGTAGGGAAAAAGAATAATCCCATTCTACTATAGAATAATTCTATATCTTTATATAAATGAAGTCTGTGGTATTCACGTATGGTCGTTTCAACCCACCCCACAAGGGTCATAGAATTATGATTGAACAGGTCATAGAGACTGCTCGTAAATCAAACAAAACTCCAGTTGTTGTGGTGTCACACTCTACAGGTAACGCGAAAAACCCACTTCCAGTGGAGAACAAGATGAGAATCCTCAAGAGGTGGTTTCCAAATGTGAGCATTGTGAGCTCTGCAAAGGATAGGAGTATAGCGAAGATTGTGGAGAACTTCGATAAAAACTCCGTGATGGTTATTGGTCAGAATCGTCAGAATACTTTCAAGTTCCTCCCATTCAAGAAGGTTGCTGTTCCCCGTTCTAATAACGCACCCTCGGCCACCATGGCTAGGGCGGCAGCTGAGGTTGGTAATAAAATCGCATTCAAAAACATGACGGGTTACAACCTCACAAACAATTTGAGAAATAAGATTGTTAAAGCAAAGACTAGAAAGTAAAGTAATGTTTGACGTAGTAGCCCTCGCTACAAAAGTATACACTCAGTTAGGACCTGGATATAGTGAAAGAGTATATCACAATGCTATGGAAGTGCTACTCCGTGGGGATGGGATTCAATATGAATCGGAACGAATTATTCCGATTCACTTTGAGGGCCATGTGATAGGTAATTTGAGGGCTGATATTATTGTAAACAATGAGAGTATACTAGAGTTCAAGACGATCAAGACTCTCAATGATCAAGCTGATCTTCAGGCTCAAAACTATCTGATTCTGACAGGTCTGAAGAAGGCATATCTGGTAAACTTTCCTCCGTTTCCGAATCGTGAGGTTGAGGTTCGTTGCATTGCATTAGGATCATTAGAGGAATCAGTTTAGCTAACATTTTATAGAAATCTTTAGATTCATCATGATATTTCTTAGGGTCACGGAGACCATCGGTTAATATTTCTTTAGCTCTGTCTATATGAAAAAATGCCTCATCTAAACAGAACTGTTCATGTTCATTCATTAGTTGAAATAATACCAACTTCTTTAAGTCTTTGGACATATTGGACATGTATCAATTCTAGGAAAACACTTCGACACACACACAAAGTGATCACATTTTCTAAACTTGACACACTTCCTATTATCTAGACACATGGGACATTTCACGTCATCTTTAAACTCTAGTACTTCATTCTTGAATCTCCAGAAACAACTCGTACATACCTTCAATCTCGTGTCCATCATCTTAAAACATACATCAAAATTGGGACACTCTTGACGTTTATTCATTCTAAAGAAAATATCAATTACGTCTTTAAATTGTTGGTATAAATTCCCATTGTAGGTCTCTACATATATTTTTCCATATTACATCTTGTTGATATAATTTTTCTTTAGACTTCAATAAAGGAAAATACTGGAGATATTGATCTTCCTCCAATAGTTCACAAAACTTGTATAAAACATAGGAATAACTCAAAAAGTTCTTTCTTTCAGATGGACAATTATCATCAAATGGTTTTTGTATATCCTTGAACATGAGTCTAAGTCTCTCTTCTAGCTCTATTGGCATGTTTGGAGCTTTGATTCCATTTAATGTATTTGTTATGTACGGTACATGCTCATAATACTTATTTAACCTTAATTTTTTCAATAATCCCCTAATTTTAGCGTGTGTAATTTCATCGAGTTTCTTTATTTTTATCTTTTTGAGTTCCGTTCTCAATTGTTCTACAACTTCATCTGGAATATTCGTCATTTCCTGGGCCTGAAATTGACTTAACCATTCATTGAAATGATTCTCTCTCTTATAACAATAATTGATAACCTTTTCAGATGTTTCTTGTTCCTCCCTATAAGTAAGTTCTTCACTGATTAGAACGGAAATGATTATACCACATGAATCACAAACCAAATCACTCGTATTGTGAAAGTGTATAACATTACTATTAAAACATGTAGGACACTCTTCGATTATACGTTCAGTTGGTCTATAAACCTTCTTATTTTTTTCGACATCTATCAAATAGTCCCTAAAAATATCCTTTCGTTGAAGACCAATAGTTTCTTTCACATTGAAAACGTTATCTGTATTCACCATTTCTTGTGTTTTTTCATCTGTATACTGATTCATAAATGGTAAACACTTCATGAGATAGTCTGACATTTCAGACTCATAACGCCTTCTGTTTTTAGGATCATTCTTTATAAGTTCAGACCAATTTTCAATTTTATTGGTATATCTACTTAAAAAGTTTCCCTCCATTATAAGTAATAATGTTACTTAAACTTTTAAGTTCAATTTTATATTTTTTCAAACAATTGATAACTCCTAGAAATTATAGGATAATATCAGAAGAGTTGGAATATACAATTGATCATGAAAAAGATTATGAAGTAAACGATGATTTCTGGAAATCTGAAAGTAAAGACTGGACAGATGGCATTCTATACAATTTTTATCTACCTGTGACAGGTCGTAACTTTAGAAATACAATAGTTCCTAAAAACATTACAAAATTAATACTTCGTATCGAATATTGGTACGATGGAAGGGTTTATAAAGCTATCACAAATGACATAAACTTTGAACCTGGTAAAGCTGAAAGTAATATAATGAACTTTACAATTCCTTTGAGTAAAGCCTGGTTAGTGGATCATGATGATAAACCAATTGTAGACATTACTGATAAGGTGAAAAAATACGCAGGACCTCGAAACAACTTTCACGGTCAAAAGGTAGCTTTGAGAGACCTTGTTTATTATACTGAAACTACACTACAGAAGAAATACCCAAAGATAATTCTTACGAACTTAATCGGTATGAAAAAAACATTGTTTACACTTGAACATTTCACAACTGATCTTCGGGTAAGTTAAGTTCTCCAGTATTTGAGATGTGAACATTTCACACATCCTCTTCAGGTAGGTTAGCTGAGAGATAGAAATTAAGTGCTCCGAGATTTGCAACGTTATACTTTAGAATTAGAAATCTGTTACCACTTTCCTGCATAACTTGCACAGACGCACACATACTCGTCGCCTTTGCAAAAATATTCAGGTATCTGAGTGAATATATACCCTTCATTTCTTCAGTTTCATCTGGGCACTCGATGATCGTCTCTTGATTTGCAAAGTCGCCTTCACATTTAAGTTTGAGTTCTTTACCAGAGCGTGTAATTTCGATATCACTACCGATATTAGACATGTCTCTACAGAGTCTCTGAAAGTCCATTGAGGGGAGAGTTGTCATACTCGTCATCTCAACATCTGGAACTTCAAAGCGACTCTCATTGATATCAAGAAGTTTGAGTTGAAACTTCGTACGAGTTTTTTTCACTTCACTCGTGATCTCTATATCCATATATTCTTTCGAATTAATTTCGATCGTTAGAACGTCATTATTTGTAATAGTTTTTAAGAGTTTAAACGTGTTAGAAATGTTAATACCGGCTATTATTTCATCACTGATACACGAATATTCTTCAAAATTGTCCGCTGAAAGATACATATCAATCAATGAAGTTCTTGACGTATCGAGTGTCACTATATACATTCCATCTGGTTTGAAGTAAATATTGACATCATTGAGAATATCTTTAAGTACTTCAAATGTCGACTTTATTGCAGACGCTTGAATTGTTACCAATTTCATAACTACTGTTAATTCGTTTCAGACCTTTAAATATGTTAAGTCTGATCTGTATAGGCAACTCCTTTACTCACATCACGACCGATCTTTTCCTCTAGTTCCTTTGTCATCGCGGGTTGTAGAGATTGTCCATAGTTGTCTAAAGTAAATATATCACTATCACCTTCATCACCTTCGAGTGTTGTCATAGAACAAGATCCCGAAAAACCCCAGTTAGAGACCTCTTTGTTTGGTAATAGAGAGTCTAGCCAGTTTTTTATTTCTGTACCAACAAGAACTTTCCCATTCTTCGTCAACATCGTCGGGACCCGGTTAATTTTATTTCTATAGGCGGGTGGTATTCCCTGTGTATTAACGTTGTGATATTGGACCATCTGTTTCAACTGTGGTTGTTTTGCTATATATTCGATAATATCCATAGAGTGTTTGCATCGTGGGCTATAAACCAGAAGCGACATCCTAATATGTATACGGTATTTTCTAAAAAAAAATTAACGCATACTAATAAAGATGAGACTACTTTTGATAATTAGTCTCCTTGTGATTGTCCTGTTGCTAACCACGAAACGTGAACCATTTACAGAATTGTTTGGTTTTTCAGGGTACAAAACCCCTGTGAAGAATGTAAAGTTTAATGACACCAAACCAGATATGACTGGTTATAATCAGGCGGATGCAGACGTTAACAATGATATGATGCAGGAGTTTGTTCTTAAAGCGAACCAAGAAATCACGAAAAGAACTGGTCTCTGTACCTACATTATCGAGACAACTTCAGTAAAGCGTTATATTAATGAACAAGGAAAGCAGCTATATGAATGTATGTTCATGACTGTAAAAGATAGTGGATTCGCCTTTGGCTTCTCTGTTGTTGCTTCTTATGAAATTGTTAATGGAAATATCAGTATTGTATCATTACGTTCTCAACCACTGGATGTTCAAACTGTTTCTAATATTAAACCTTTCGTTGATGGTGCATATGGCGGTAAAGAGTTTGTTAAGTATGAACTTGTTAAGGAGGCTGCCGTTCCTACTATAAGTGAGTTAGAACGGGCTAAAAATAAATTACAGTAATTATAATGATCAGTATCAATGATGTGACAAAAATTGATAATAAGAGAAAACAAATGCGAAAGGAAATATATATACGTATTTACGAGCAGTTTTCTCGTAAACTAAAACAGTCTGTAGAATTAGGTAATAAACAGGTGTTTTTAACGGTACCTATGTTTGTTATTGGTTATCCAACTTTTGATAGATCTTCAGCCGCTAGGTATATAGCACGACAACTTAAATTGGGTGGATTTGATGTGATACTTATTAGTGAGTTTGATTTACATGTTTCATGGAATATACCCAAAAAGAATAAAGAAAAGTGTATTGATTCGGACGACGACGAAACCTGTTTCCCAGACCTGATAAATCTCAAGAAGATGGCCGATAAGTACAGGACGCGTGAGACTTAAAGTATTAATTATGTAAAACTACTATAAATCATGTCATCCGACCTAAATATAATGGTTGAAGCGAAACGCGAATATCTAGCGCAACTCGCCCTTATCCTGACTCCATTTATGATTGAAGCGTTCCAGAATATATATGTTGAAGCGACTAAACTCTCCAAAGGTAGACAGACACTCGTTATGTTTCAAAAACTTCTCAAAGAGGTTCCAAATTGGTCTAATCAGATGTGTGCTGAACATGCACGTGCCATCACCGATCAATGTGATTTTTTCGGCATCCTACTATCAGCCGTTGTTGTTGCGTGTGTTAAGATTCTGTCTGCAGTTCGTCTCAAGGTTGACAATACGAAGATTAATCTCAGTATTCCCGAAAATGATGTGTTTATCCAAACGTGTTACAACAACATTGCCAAAAATCTTTACAAAGACCCTTACATCTTCCACGAGGAACAGAATGAGTACACGAGGGATGAGGAACTGACAAAGCGTATCTTTATGTGTATTGAAGCTACAGTGAAGGAGTTTGTTCCTGTTAAAGAGATCCTTAGGACTTATATGACCCAAGAATCTCGTCAAATTGATGTTGATGTTGACGGAGATGTTCAAGACACAGAGGATCCATATGTGTATGATGGTTCCGAAGAGATGCCCATTCCAGAACCGGAACCAGAACCAGAACCAGAGTATCTCCCGGAAAATGAACCCATGATGGATACTGAAGAACAAATTCAACCCAATGGTCTCGAAAATGAGTTCAAGATGGTTCCAGGTGTAAAAGTTCCATCACCTGAACCAATGATGGAACCCGAACATGTACAAAATCCTCAGGAAACACGAGAAGATGAAAATGTATTCTTTGATGATGCACCAGAGCAGCGTGTAAAAAAAACTACGTATAATTAAATGGAACTATCCGACTATCTCCGAGATCCAACGACCGCTGCTCTCATAGCTGCGGGTATTACCGCTGGGTACATTCACATGAAGGCTCAACTTAACAATGAAGGTAAATTGGAACTTAATAAGTACACTAAGCCCGCTTTACTCAATGCTATTCTTGTATATTTTATCATAGTCACTGGAATTGGTCGAAGAGAAACCATATCAAGTGATCCTTTTTAGATTTTAACTTAAAGATTACGTATCATTATAACCAAATGACTTCCGTCGGCGCGTTTAATGATATGCTTTCCCAATTTCTTGTGGAATTGCATCGCACTTTTCCAGATGAAAAGGGTATCAAGAAGATGACGACTTCTTTTGAAATACTTAAACAAACCAGCCCGCGTATCGTTATTGATGCATTTATGAAAGGTGTGACACCTTACGCGGATAAGATCTCCGCGAAGGATGAATCTTTCCTTCTAGAGGAGATTGAAACTATTGACTTCCTTAAGGAACTGAACATCAAGAGTTACTGGAGTCGTATGAGTGAGAGTACGAAGGCTGCGACATGGCAATATCTCCAGACCCTGTACATGCTTGGTACAACTATCACAGCTTTTCCAGCTGAAACCCTGTCTATGATCGAGGGTATAGCCAAGGAATGTGCAGGTAAGATGACGGAGGATGGTGGTGAAATTAACCAAGAGGCTATAATGAAAATGATGGGTGGTTTGCTTGGAAGTGGTGGTGCTGCTAGTTTGCTTGAGGGTCTTCCAAAAAAATAAAACTTCTTACACTATATTAAATGAAGACCTGGTTTGATGATCCTCAACAGTTAATTGAATCTGAGAAAATTCATCAATTTTGGCCTAATAAAGATCAAACTCCAGAAGATAGAATCAATTCTGCTTCGAGGTTTATTATTTATGCATGCTGCACAATCTATATTATTCGCCGTGATCCACGTATTTTCATATTGGGAGGTACGGTTTTGAGTGTTCTTTATGTTATGGATAAATCTAAAATGATAAAGGAAACATACGGTATGTCCGCGAGTCAAGATGGTCGTGGGTGTCAGATGCCCACAGAGGATAACCCAATGGGAAACGTTCTCATTACAGACTATACAGATGCACCCAATCGTCTAGAGGCTTGTTATTACCCAACTGTTAAACCATTTGTTAAGCATTATCTCGATGATCGCATTCCTTATGATGCTGGTCGTTCTAGGTCATCTCTTCCAGAATATCAACGTAATGCTGCGGCTCGTCAGTTTGTAACTGGTCCTGTTTCACAGATCCCAGGAGACCAGACTGCATTTGCCGAATGGTTATATGGTTCTAAAAATAAAAAAATGTGCAGATCAAATCCTGAGATGTGCGATCCAAATGTTAGAGGTGTTCAGCTCGAAGCTTTTGCGGGGATCGACTCAGCTGGTGATGTCCGAGGTCTTAGAGGTGGAGGGAGTGTTCGTGGTGGCAGTGGATCCTATAGTTAGATAAATATTCTCATGTAATAATAAATGGCATATCAGCTCCAACCTGGTCTTGCAATCGTTCAAAACTCCCAAGCTCTCCCACCAGTGAGGGCGACCGAAGAAATTTTCGTTTACCCCCAGCCCAGTTCTTTGAATTGTGGTGACTGCCGACCTAATACTATGCTCTATGGTACTGCACCTTATAAGGCGGGTAAGGGTTCGCCAGCACAATTTATTGAAACGTCCGATCAACTTAGACCCCAGAGTACTACCCGTTTCAACAAAACTATAGTCCAGACGTATGAACGAAACTTGTTTCCCCTCTCTAACATGGAATGTAAGGTTCCTCTTCGTACACTTGGTTATGAACCAACCAGTACACGTGCCGAACTTCAGAACGGACTTTTTCAGAAAAGGTATCTTAATAAAAATGTTAATAACAAATAAGAATGGCCGATCCCATTTCACTCGTAGCGATTGCCGGTCTAGTATACGCTGGTAGGTCTTTAAGTTCTAAGTCCACACCACCAAAGGTTATTCAACCCAAGGTTCAGAGTGCACAAATACCTTTACCAGTTAATGATGATGTTCCTGATTTTATTGATAGAGAATTTGCACCTCGTGTTGAAGTTCCTCATAAAGTGGAAGTGTCTAGTTTTGCTGATATCGGTGTACAACACAAAAGTAGTGGACAAGAGGTTTTGAACATGCGTAACCGAATGTATGACACTGGTCATATGAATAATCTTTCACCTGTCGAAAAACAAATGGTTGGTCCAGGTTTAGGTGTTGGTGAAAACACTCCAGCTAGCGGAGGTTTCCAGCAGATGTTAAGGATTAACCCAGTTAACGTCGGTGAATATCGTCTAACTACATTACCAGGTCGTTCTGGTCCAGCTGCGGATACTACAGGTGGTCGAAGAACTGGTTTTGGTGATATGACTCATAATAAACCAGAAACAACTTCGTTTCTCCCATCTCGACGCCCTACAATGGCTGGTCGGGCTCAAGGAATGTCGGGTGCTATTCCTCGTGCGAGTCAACAAAAAACTATGCGCACTACTAACCGTTCAGAAACTGGTATGCGAAATGACGGTCTTGGTTTCAATGGTGCCAAGCGTTTCATTTCCGCTCAAACAGTGTCCCAGGACCCAACCCGTTTCAAGACTGACCGTAACGATGATCAATACCAATATTACAATCAACCAGCCCCCGGTATCACTAACTTCCGAGGTGCTTATACCGATAGTGCTGCTTCTAAGGTAACCGATAAGACCAATGAACAGCTCATGAAGTATGGTTTCCGCGCGGAAGATCGTCGTGGTAAACCTAACCGCATGGGTAACGCTGGTCGTATGAATGTTAGAGAGTCTGCTCTCAAGACTGGTGGTGCCCTAACTTCGGTAAGGTCGGATACTACACGCATCGATGGTCGTATGAATGCAGCCAATGGTGGTTGGACACAACAATACCAGCAGAAGCCTTATCATCAGTTGAATGCCTATAAGGGTAATGCGAATCCAAACACCAACCATCTCAATATCGCTAAGCGACAACTCCAGAACAACCCACTCGCACACAGCCTCTCTCAGTAAAAATTACAGTTTTGTAATTAGACAAAAACAATCATTAAAATATTATACATATATTTTAATGAAGGTTCATACCCTTGACATAGATAGTAGTGAACGTGATACCGAACTGTATCCATATGCAAATAGTTATGTAGTGAGTTTAAAAAACCCTATTTACGACGTTTCTAAGATTTCACTTGTATCCGCTCGCATTCCAACACCACAATTAACCACATGTGCAACAAATAAAACATTCAGTATTCGTGATTCGGGTGCACCAAATATACTGACTCAAGTTACACTTGACGAAACAAATTATACAAGTGGTACTACTCTCGCATCGGATCTTGATCTCAAAATGCAACCACCTTTGACCTGTATAGATTCTGTTGTATTTGACTCAGATACAGATGCTCTTACATTCTCTAATAGTGAAGCGAGTAACACTTTTACTTTCGAGTTCTACGATGGGACAAATGGATATTCAAGTAATGTAGCTCTCAATACTACACCTCATCAGGTCATGGGGTTTTCCTCTAAAAACCCAACAATTAGTACCAGTATTGTATCTGGTGCGATTAATTTAGAAGGACCTAATTCACTTGTTGTTCGTATTACGGCGGGTTCTGATAAGTTGACAAAGTTTGTCTATTCGTCTACACCATTCTACACTGGTCATATCTTACTGGATGGATCAGACTTTATCAATTTTACCGGTACTGACGACCCCTTAACACATGAGTTTTATGGTGGTCCCCAAAAACATATTAGAGATCTTCATATCGAATATTTTTATATGAGTCACGGACGTTTAATTCCGTATGATTTTAGAAATCAAGAACATACAATAAAGTTTGAAATTACTTGTTCTACTGATAAATTGGAAGGACTTCCAAAAGTTCCGCTGGAAAATGTTGCCGATGAGCCAAAAATAAGTATCCCTGAAATTGTAGAGGATACTTATCCATGGAAAGAATATCTTTCGATTGGTGGGATTATTTTATTGGGTTTCATTTTGATGGTAATTATGCGCCGAAAACCAAAACTTACCTAACGACCGCGTACACAGGTTGAGCAGGTTTGGAAACGCGAGTAGACACGGTAGAAATCACCAGGTACACCACAATGGAAAGGAGAGTGGTGAGGACCGCGGTGAGTGTGTATTGAGTGCCACCGTTTTTGGGTACCTTAATCACTTGTTGAATGAACCATCGAACAAGGTCCATCCACGACATGGCAGCCGCGAAGGAGAAACCCGCAACGATTGCGTTGAGGGATTGAGTCTCGAGTTCTTGAGTCACGAGGCTCACGGCATTAATTGCTTGAGCGGACATATCGTTCGACATTATGGGTTTATATTATAGGGTAGGAAAAAAATTATTCGGGTAACAATTCTTCCTTCTCTACTATTTTTTTATATTTAACTTTTCTGATGAAATTAGATTTTGCAAAAATCTGTTCGTCATCATCTGAATCTTCATCTGTACTAGTTCCTGAATCTTCATTATTTGACACTTTAAACGATTTATATTCAGACAATGTCCACCCCTGAGGCTCCTCATCATCCGATGTGTTCATTACTATTAATAGCATTTTTTAACAACTCTTCTGTCGGGTTTTGAGGCACCCATTCATCCCATTGGTCGTATGCATTGTTTATCTGGAGAAATGTTGGGTCGTTTCCTGAATATCTTTCGAATGGGGGGCAGTCTTCTATGGGCACATCTGAATCTTCATCTGTACTAGTTCCTGAATCTTCATCACTCCCCCCTTCATCATATATTTCTGGCATGATAGAACCAATTGTCTTACCAACTGTGTTTATTGCACAATACTTCATCGCATATTCCATATCTTCTGAAAGAATTACGTCTCTTCCACAAGCTTTGCAATATTCAGCTGCGAGTAATGTACTCTTCTCTATAACGGGCTGAACGATATTAATCATGGTATCAATGTACTGTTTCATCATATTGTCACCTGCATCACCAAATCCAGTTTGTATGTTCATTTTAATATTTAACGTCAAAAATAGTTCGCGCAATTCCCTCGCGTACACGGAGAATATTGTAACTCGCAGCGTATACACGTATTTGTCTGTTATAATCTGAACATGCTGTAAGACTTAGGTTGAGGATTTGTTCTTTTATAAGACTGAAGTTTACTTGACCCGTTGGATACCACTTTTCCGGTTCAAGTGCAAAACTATAAGAATAAAATCTTCTTAAAAGTTGTGTTTTCGAATGGTGAATAGCTGCTTGGATTGCTTTAAGAAATATGACATTACCTATATCCTGTGTGATTATGTCTACTCCATCAAGGTCTAGTGTGAGATATTTAAGATTTTCATAGAGAACATAGGCGTCATTGTCTGTGAGTAATGTGTTATCATAGTCGAAAGGTGTAACAAACTCCCCTTCACCTGTACCAACTTCCCCTTGACGTTGAATAACAAAATACAATTCCTTAACAGAATTAAGAAAGTCTAATTTAAACCTGGCATTGTTTACACCGGCGTCTATATCAAAAACATTCTGTTGTATTTGAGTAATTATATAATCCCTCTTTTCACTTTCTAGTTTAATTCGTTCACATGGGTCTAAAAATACAACTTCTGCACACAATTGACACTCTACTAAATCTATAACTTCATTAAAATCGGTTATTGGCTTTGAACCATCAACTTTTACAATCAAATCTTTATAGTTTCTAAGTTTCACTTCAACTTCAACTTCCTGTTTTTTTATGGAACACAGTGGAATAGCTAAATTGGGATTATTATAAAAATAGAATGGTAAATCTATGAAATATTCCTCTATACCGAATGCGGCTCCGAGATGACAGAGAATCTCTCTATCTGATACACGTCGATGCGCTGTTCTCTCTGGAAACTTACCAACGAGTTCTTCTAAAGCATATTGTTTAGTTTGTGTGACATTATGCTCTGAGTATATCTGAAGATAATCTGACGAAATACGCTGAATAATCTTACCCCCTATGATCAAATCAACAGATTCTATGAGAGCATGTCCAACTGAATCTATATAACCCCATAATGAAGTCGTAATATCTGGTAACTTTACTTTCAAACTTAGGGTCTTTAAAAGATCACCTTGATTTTGGGAGATGATGAATTTCGCTTTACCACCAAAGTTTGCTTTATTTTCAGAATCTATATCTACAAACTCACTTGAAAAGTTAGAATGTTTTTTAAAACTTTCAAGAAAGTAAGTATAGTCTGGATCTACCGTAAAAAACCTATCTTGAGGTCCAGATGCTTCAAGTTGGATAAAACCAGCCATTACTATTATAAGCTGCTAAAATTTTAAACCAGCAATTCCATTCGCTACACGGAGAATATTATAGTTGACTGCATATATTCTTGTATTATTGTCGTCTGTACCTGTGAGTGGGTCAATATCTAATGTAAGTAGTTTATGTGATATACGACTCATATTAACCTGTCCAGTTGGGTAGTAAAGTTCAGGGTAGAGAGAGAAAGAATACATAGCAAACTCAGAGTTTTGGTAAGTTCCCTCATTTCTAGGTGAATATACATGATGTTTGAGAGCCTGTTCATATACAAGGAACTTTTTACTTCGATTAAAAACCACTTGATTATTGAATCTAAGTTCTACATTTGTTATATTGTTATATTGATTTGGATAGTTGTTACTAACAGAAGATTCAGATTGAGAAACAAAAAATAATTCCTTAACCGGATGTACAAAGTTTAACATTACAGACTTCTTAGTTTCACCAGCTTTCATTACAAACTGGGATAACTGGGTTTGTGTAATAACGTAATCGATAGGTCTTGACATGAAAAAAGCCCGTTCATTAGGTGTGACAAAAATAAACTCTGTGTCTAGTGAAAACTTTTTTATCGAAGCGGTTACATTTGCGGGTGCTCCACCATATATAAGTTCAGAGAGGGGTCTTGTTTTAATTCTCACTTCAACCATTTGTTTTGTGAGGGCGCATGTAGGTATAGCCAGACTTGGATTCCTGTAAAAATAAAATGGTAAATCCATAAAGTATGTATACTCACCACCATAAGAGAGTACATTACCATGACCATTGAGAAAGTATAGAGTTTGATCAACATCGTCGTCTGTATTATAAATCTGTTGATGCATAAATATATATTCTCCTGTAATTCTTTCAATGGTTTGCCCACCGATGAGAAGTTCAGCATATTCGATAAGATGTGAAATGATAGAAGGTGACCAAAACACATTGTTACCACTTGTATCGGGTTGTGGATCACTGAGTGTAACTTTCAAAGATAGGTTCTTCACGAAATCACCTTTATCGTTTGGTACACGACACTCTAAAATATTCCCAAAGTCTATCTGTCCATCGAATTGACTTTCTACATAGTCGATCGCAAACTTTGTATGTCTTTTGTAATTCATCAGGAAGTACGAGAATTGTGGTTCACCTGTGAGCCATTGATCTTGAACTCCAGTGGCAGCGAGTCGTAAACGACCAGCCATTCCTACTCTATGTGAGTAAAATTTTACCAAAAAAAACGAAACAGTACATTAGAATGAACCTCCAGTTGAAGAAGTTCAAACCAGAAAAAATGACGGATGATAGAGTATGTGTTTTCATTGGTAAACGTAATACAGGTAAATCAACACTGGTTAAAGACATCATGTATTATAAAAAACATATACCAGCGGGAATTGTTCTTTCGGGGACTGAAGAGGGGAATCATTTTTATTCTGAGTTCATTCCTGATCTTTTTGTATATGGTGAGTATGACAGGGATGCGATTGAACGAGTTATGGCGAGACAACGTAAACTAGTAGGTGCGGGTAAGAATGATTGTGGTGCTTTCATGCTTCTTGACGATTGTATGTATGATAGTAAGTTTCTCAAAGACACATGTATTCGTCAATGTTTCATGAATGGTCGACACTGGAAAATCTTTTTCATGCTGACGATGCAGTATGTAATGGATCTACCCCCAGCGTTACGTGCGAATGTTGACTATGTGTTCATTCTTAGAGAGAATATCATACAAAACAGAGAAAAACTATATAAATCCTTTTTTGGTATTTTCCCAAGTTTTGATATGTTTTGTAAAGTAATGGATGCATGTACAGAGAATTATGAATGTCTCGTATTAGATAATACAGTGAGATCTAACCAAATCACTGATTGTGTATTTTGGTATAAGGCTACAGTAAGGAAAAACTTTAAGGTTGGAAGTCCGGATATATGGAAATTACATAAAAAAACCTACAATCCTAAACATCAACAGGGTAAAGAAGATGACGCTAAAAAAGCTACAAAGAAAACCAAACTCAAGATTACGAAGACGAAATAATAAACAAAAGTTCTTTCACTTTGTTTGACCTATTTTGTAAGTTTCTACTTCCCCTATAACAATTATAGTCAATTTCAATTTTTTCATATTGATAGGGTGAGAGTAATTCTTCCCATTCATCAGGTGAAATGAAACCCTCATTGCTATAGGATACGAGTGTATATTTAGATTTACTTATAGCTAATTGAAGAGTACGTTTCATAGCTTCATTTATTTTACACTTAGAATTGTACTCACTTTTATTCCAGTCACGTGGTATACCTGATACCTTTGAAATTGTATCAGGTTTCTCATTAGTACAAATTAAATTTAACATGAAATAATTCGAACCATATGGATGTTGATTATATGGGGGGTCGAGATAAATTAAATCAACTTTCGGTATTTTTTCCAAAAAAGTACAAGCATCTTCTCGATAAACTTTTACATCTTTCGAAGAATCAGGCCATACAGGACATTCAACTTCTATCTTTTTTGTGATTCTGTTTTGTGCATGACCACCCTTTCCACCCCAACCACCTTTATGAAAACCTTTAAATACACCTGAAGTGTTCGTGTGTATACTCGCTTTCACGATAAGTGGTGCGAGACAATAATCCCTAATTGATATCGGTACTTTATTATTTACATATTCCAACATACCATCAATCCTATTCGCATTCTCTTTGGTATAGAAACAACGTTCATCTTCATTAATATTAGATGAATCATTTGGCGCATAAAGTTCGGAAATGAATCCATCTTTATCAGGGCACTTATTCATATATTCTATATGCTCAATAATTTCATCATGATCGGCCCATGATGGGTTTTTCAAGAAACAATTTGAAATTACTTCACAGTATCTCTCTAGATCATTCACATATATTTCATCGCAATGTGTGAGTAACATTCTTGATACAACACCAGATCCAGAGAATGCATCTGCACATGATTTAGGATTTAATCTTTTCACGACATTTTCTATAGTTTCCACTAGCTTCCGCTTATTACCTATGTATGTTATCATAGGCTGGTGTACATATTCGTTCATATCTATTGTGAAAGATGACTATTCCCTTAAGTGATTCATATGCCACATGCTTCATAATTTTGAGTCTTTCATCACGTTGCCACAATGAACTTCCATGTGGAAATTGATCATATTTATGAGTTTTTACACAAAAGGTTGCAAACTCCCTCATATTATCTTTTTTTAGATTTATCTTCGAAAGCATATCATTTGGGTCAAATGCAGTGTCATCCTCCATCTCCCATACAATTGGATCTCTACCAAAGTTTGAGATTGGTCCAATTCTATCGATGATGGTCTCTGTATTATGAAAATCACACCCAGCGACAAATACCAAATATGGGCAAATTGGTAAGTCCTTAAAAAGATGCCATGATGCATTCAGATTTTTGAAAACGCGCTCGATCGCATTACCAGTCGATTGTTTCGGGAGATTTTTAGACTTCCTAACATCGTTCGTTCCTTGATACTTATCTTCAACAATCATGAAACAGTAACTTTTAGAATCAATTTTGACAAAAAATAAACCACCATCAGGGTTTATAAAACATTTTTTATCAGATTTCGAACCCGGAATTAAATCATGTATGCCAATACTTTTTTTCCAATAAAACTCAACATTCATAGCACTTGCAATTTCATGACAATACGATTTAATTTCATTCAGGGCACATGCAAGAGTACTTTCGGATTTAACGCATATTCCTGCTGCAATAGAAGAACCTTTATGAATATTCTGTAAATGCGCCATAATTAATGTATATATCACAGTAACTTAGGTAACTGCGTTACTTATATTTCTTAAAAAACTATGATTATATCAAATGGCTACAGACATTAATACGATGAACCTATCTGACAACGGTGATGGTATGGTGCCCCTTCATGACAATCCCTCCACGTCTTTTATGCAAAATCGAGATGAAAAAAATATACACCAAAGTAAAGAAACAACGATGGATTCTACGCCCATTAACGATATTATGATGGATCCCCCAATGATGATGGATGAACCTAGGATGCAGGGGATGATGCCACAAATGACCGCTCCCCAACCTCAGGGTGGTTATGTGCCACAGCAAGCGCAGCAGGCTGATCCCGAGAAAAAGTATCCTCTCAACCTCACCGATGATCAGGTTATTGCTCTCATCGCGGGTGCTGCCGCGGCTCTTGCCATTAGTAAGCCAGTCCAAGACAAGCTTGTGACCTCTATTCCCAAGTTCCTTAATGAACAGGGGAGTAGAAGTGTTGTGGGTTTAGCCTCCACCGGTCTGGTGGCGGCTATTGCTTTTTACTTTGTGAAGGATTACATTGTAAGACCTTAAGCATTCGATTCCCAACCCATATTACTATAGATTGACTTATCGATACCAGCATAATATGTAATTAACGCACCAACTGCAAAACTCGTCATGAGCAAGGCACTCAGATCAAATGCCTTTCTCCTGTTTGTCTCTTGGTAGTTCTTTACCGACTCTGCAGTTTGTTTCCAGATTTTGTTTCCAATGTATACAAAAATAAGAGAAAAGATTGAACTCATAAGGAAAAAGTTACGATCCACAGCAAGTCGTGGAAGATTTCCAACAATAAGACGCAATACATTAGGTATTACAACCGTCAACCATATAAGATTAACATGGTAATTTCTAGAAAAACGTGGAACAATCATAATTGCAAACACGGCTAACCAGTATCCAACGACGGTCAATAAAACGTCAATAGGTGTCTTCATTTATTAATGACAGAGATTATTTATCCTGAATATATTGACCACAAAACCTGGTTTGGGTTGGTATCTTGTCGTAAATACCTATGTTCACACAAATGTCCCTGAGTTCTATATAATTGTTCCAATAATCGTCTGAGTGTGAATACTCTTCAACTGTGCAGTGAGCAAGTTCATGTATGAGAACATGAAAAATCTCATTAACACTCCCGTCTAGACATAATACAATTTCTTGACCCTTATTTGTATTGTAACCAACCGTTCCCTTCATAATCATGATACCCGTAATTGGTATACAATGAACTAACATGTTGAACTTTTGATTGTCTGTATCTTTCAAATGTTCCCTGAGAGTTTTATATTTTTCCTTTACATCGATAAACTCTCGTGGTTCTCTAGTGTTCATAAGTAGAAATAAGTTAACAAGAAACAAAATAATGAACACTGTCATCTCTTATATGTAAATATAAATTTACTATACAATTCAGATATAGGATTCCCAGTCAGACCTTCCCATTGTTCAAGTTTGAAACCAATTTCTTCTAAGTGTGTCACCAAAAGATCTTTGTAAGCGACTGGTTCTGGTTTTGGTCCATCTGCATAATATGGTGTATCCACTAGATTTACCCATAATTTTTCACCAAACTGTCCATTTCCGTATTTTTTCATCATTAAGAAGTTTCCCATATCATCTTTGAAGGGTACACGAAAGGTTATTCTTTCCGAATCGGGTATAATTCCGATTAGTTTAGCACCAGGTTTCATCCTCTTTTTTATTTCTCGAATAGATTCAAAAAACTTTCCCTGACACTCAAATATGTAATGAAGTGAAAAATTATAACAGATAATATCATACTTTCTATTCGGGCAGTTATGGATATCACCACTATAAAAGTTTACACGTATATGCATATTTTTTGCGCGTGACTGAGCCTCGATCAAAGCAATCGGCTCTGGATCACACATACTTATATTTGCACCACATTTGTGCCATTTCAGAAGATCACCACCAAAACCACAACCGACATCCAATATTTGATTTCCCTCATTGGTTACCGATTGTATAAGAGTTCTCTTGGCGTCATTGTGATTCTTTCGAATCTCTTCCATAGTGATATATACTCTAAAGCTTTAATTTAAGGTAATTTAAACATGATATCTTTGGTACTCACGTGATCACTTAGGCACCAATTGAACAAATAATAATTTACAGAACCCGTTCCTTTCATAAACTTTAATTCTTCTAATTTTGAAGTATCTTCACCAACATCGAGAATATTAAATACATCAAATCCGAGATTTTTTGCAATTATAAATGCATCTGAATAGACATCTCCAACTGTATAATGTCCATATGCCTGTTTGACTGTATAAGTACCATCATTACGTTCATACTGGACACTGTAAAATGAAATGAAATCGTCTGTTTCATCATTTACGTATGAATATAGAGGAAGTATCCATTTTTTTACCCAATCCTTATTAATAACCGGTGCAATTTTAAATGTATTAAATTGTTTTTGAAGAATCTTGGTAACTTTGGGTATGTCGCGTACAGTCATTTTTCTAAAGGAAGAGTTTGTAACTTTCAAATCATAATACTTCTCACGCACTCGAGTTGTCGTATGAAAACCACTCTTAACAAGGTTTTGTATATTTAAAAAACGATGCCAGTAATTTGCTTTTGTTATAGGTGTTGGTATGGTTGTCACAGCTGTAAAAATAGCCTGCCAAATGTCTTCGGTGTTTGCAATTCTTTTGATTTCACTAATTAAAAGTGGTGCAAATCCATGTGATCTGTACTTTGGATGTACACACAAAAAGTTTATTTGAACCATTTTAACCATATCTTCATTGATCTTCATCGTGACCGGAACACTGGAAATATGTCCAACTATCTGACCAGTTTCCTTTTCAGCTATGCATATACTATGATGCGAAGGAGGTTCTAAATACCATTTAATCATTTCAATGTCATAAGACAAATTAAATGTATCGTCTCGGATATAGTGATTGTTTATAAAGTCATAAATTGTGTTAATGTCAAAGTCACACCATATAAAACCATCTGGTAATTCAAATGGTTCGGTCTTCACATTTTTTTCAATATTGATTGCACCCCCACGTCCAATATCACCTGACATAGGTTGATCATTCCAATAACTATGCATTAATAGTATTATTATTTATACTTTTAAGTTAGCTTAAAGTTTAGAACCTTATCAATTGTATAATGTCTCTTGAACCTGACTACACCACCGTCCCCGGGCTAGTATTCGCGTGTCTCTCAGTCGTTGGCCCCGATTCACCACAAAAGACTGATCAATGTGGTATCAAGATCCGCGGTGCTTTCGGTACCCGCGATGAGGCGTCTAATCATTCTAAGCGTCTCCAAAAGGAGGATCCCAACTTTGACATCTATGTCGTAGATATGTACAAATGGCTTCTCATCCCACCAGATTCCACGAAGATTGAAGACGTACACTACAGTAATGATAAACTTGAGGAGATCATGTCAGGTTACAAGGAGAACCAGTCTCAAGCAGCCCGCATGTTTAGTGAGCGTAAGCAAGGGATGATGGATACTAAGAATACACATACCCCTGGTGATGATAACTCCAGATTTTACACAAAGTCGGATGAAGCACCAATCCCTCACCCAGCTGAAGTCCTCGAGCGTCTCAAAAAGGAGAAACCCGATTCTCCGATGGAAGAGCTCGTCAAAGAGGCTGACACTATCGTTGCAGTCGAGATTGAAGAACGTAAAAAGAAGCGCGAGGCTGAGATTGCTGAAGCATCCAAAGATGATAAACTCGGAGATGTAAAGGAGGAAGAAGAAGGTGAACCAGAGGTTTCATTGGAAGAGGCGAAAGCTTAATAGAAATAGATAAATCATAATTTTATAAAAAAATATTCATATAAAGTAAACAAAATGTTGAGAGTAATCATCACAATCATTTTGACAAGTGGGTTCTTTATTTTGTTTTTTGGACCAGGTTTTAATTCAAAAAACAAACGAAATGTCGAAAAAGTAAGTACTATAGATGGATTCGTGGAGGATACTTACAGAGGTCCATTTACAGACAAGTTTATAACACCTAAATATGGTGAGATTGGAACGTTTACTGGATACTCGAGTGTATCAGAGTATAATTGGTTGAATGGATTTCCACATGAGAGTGGTGAAATAGAAGTTCCTGTTGAAACGAGTGAAGAAAAATTACAACGTCGTAAACAAGATCTTATGAGTACTTTAGGATAACAGGTTGCATGGTTTTACCCATGAAGAAGCCTAAGAGGAATACTGCAAATGCAATAATCCATGTAGATTTTTCTACGTTTGCAAATATATCAACCTTCTCGTTCTGGTGTGGGGGTGGGGGGGGTCCATAGTTCATATCAGGTGGATGAAAATAATAGGGTTGTTCTTGAGTCATCTCATTCTTAGTATCTTCAGCATTCTCCTGACCTAATTGGTCCATAACTGGATCGTATTCAATGGGATTACCAATGTCCGTTTCCATTTTCTAATATATCACCTGTTTTTTTTAAGCATATTCTTCCTCACTATCCTCATCATCTACAACAAAATCAACGAGATTACCATTTATATCTTCGTCATCTGCTGATTCACATAGGTCATTTTCATCATCTTCAGAGTGACATTCTTCATCGGTTTCGATATCCGAGCCGATGTCGGAATCGTAATCGTCCTGTTTAAAATCATCAATTAGTTCGGTATCATCTGGTTCGTAATAATTAGGCTTCTTTATTTGCCTACCTGAACGAGTCTTATTCATCGTTTTATTATAGTTAATATTTCTGTTTAACTATATTATCGCGAACAAGAAAGCTCGTTAACGACACTACTACTCAAAATATATGTTCTTACACGGGGACACTTTTTACAAATAGGACACTTTTGCTTAATCTTATTCTTTTCAATGATATAAGACATAGAATGATTTTCGTGATTAGATTGTATTTGTTCACAGTAACTTGATGTAGTGAGCACCATAAAATTATTCTTTTGTTGAGAGATGCTTACTACTTTAGTATCTTTCTGTCCAATAATAAATCTCTGTATGAAAGATTCTACCCCTGGTTTTACGTCAGATTGTTTGATCTGAGGCTTTTCTTCAAATTTCTTAATCTCTGGACATTTATTAATGTCATTCTTTACTGGGTATAACCGTTGTATTATTTTATCTGGTAGTTCATATTTCCTACCATAAAAGTCTTTACAAAAACCATCTCGCCGTCCTCTGATGGTTTCACATCTACAAAAACATTTTTGTGCTATGATCTTACCACTTATATGAAACCAAACATGATTGGAGCTATGTGCTCTTTTTAGATTTTCACAATATTTCGAATTCGTAGAAACGAGATACGTATCTTTATGCTTGAAGATTTTAGTGACTATATACGCTTTTTGTCCTTCGAGATTTTCCTGGATAAACTCTTCTATCATTTCTTTCAATTGATTATTATGAACTTCATCCTTTGTTTGTGCTTCTGTAAAAGTTCCTTCTTTGATAACAATTGAAGGTGGTTCTATATTTACATGTTGTACTTCATTTGTTCTGACAGCTGATAAACTAAGTATTTTGATACTTGGAGTCTGATCAATTCTCATAAGTGTCGACAAAGGTTCAGGTGTGTACATAAATACTGGAAGATATGCCGCTTGAACAATCTTACCTTTATCACAAAGTTCACACCCTTGACCACCACATGGTATATGCTTGGCCATTTTATGGGACCACGGCATTCTCAATCCACTACCCTTTGTTTTTCTATCGAAACTTCCGTAAACGGAAACGTCAATTATCTCATTCCAATCCATAGAGCTTTTCACTGTCGAAAGGGCTATCAGTATATGATCACGAAGAGCAAGTGCTGACGACTGATCAACTACATATCCATACCAATTCATATGGATACCAGTTTTAACTAAATCACCAATCATTTTGGGTGGTGCCACCGATATCAGACAATCACGACCACCGTGACGTTTCACTTTATCACAAATGATTTTACAAACATCACGGATTTCACTCATCGTCATGGGTTGATCATCTTTATAATCGATATCAACGAAAAAATTATAGACATCACTCTTTTGCTCAACTATAAATAATTTTTCCCCTGATTCAATAGCTTTGATGTACTTTTCATAAAAAATATTCAATTTATCGAACGGCACAGATAGGACACCACCGTCCATAAGCACGTGCGATAGATTGGTTGCATTATTAAATTTTTGTTCTTTGCACCACCTTTTAAACATACCTCATTATATCATCTACCCTCTAAACCACTTGAAAAAGGATACATCGTGATACTCCTTTTTAGCTGACAACTCTTTCTTAAAAGTTAAAAGTTCATACACCGTCTTACTTTCATTGTCGGTTTTCCAAATAGAAATCTCTTCATCACACAAACCTCGATTCGTTTTGAGAAGTTCTCCTATTTGCATCAAGATATAAGCCTTAGACTTCATTCTATTTTATAGAAAAGGTTTTTCTGTTAAGAGAAGTTACACACGAGTAGAATGTAGGGTTTTTAATGATATTATCTACAATGAGGTTCCATCGTTTACGTACGTTAAACTCTTCAAGCGTCTCAAAACACATAAAATCATTTTCATCAAAAGTTTTTTTAATAGGTTGTTTGTTAATTTTTTTGATTGTAGTTCGTTGTTTTTCATCGTTAAACTTTTTAACTAACGACTGTTGCTCCTGTTTGTCAAAATCCACAAAGAATATGAATACATTATACTCTAAGTCTACAGTTGGACTTTCTTTAACTGTAAACTTAAACTCAGTATATTCGCCATTTTTTAAATTGACTACACCTCTCGTTTCTTCTTCCAATTCCCTCAAAGCACATCTAATTGGGTTATATATTTCTCTTCGCCTGCATCCACCGGTTACGAAAATCCAATCTTTAAATCTCCGATCCCTCACTGTGAGGAATCGGGGTTTATCCTCAGTGAAGCTCACGGGTATAGCTATAGCTTTGTATTTCTTCATTGCGCATTCGCAAGTTATAATAAGCTGACAGGATTATTCATTGTTATTTTCTTCAACAACAACTTCAGCTTCGGATTCAACCTCAGTTGTGGGTTTTGTTGATGGCTCTGGGGCAGTTAAACGTTGAATTAAATGGGTCGAAACCCCCTTCAAGTCTTCTACATCCTGTTTAGCTTTATTCATTTCCCTGAATAGGAAGATAACACCTAGGATAGCCACAATAGTGCCTACCATCATCAAAGTTTCTCGATCCATTGAAATCATTATAGTTTATATAGAGTTCTTCTTTTTAAGTATCCTACACGATAACACCCATCATCGTTTTTCCGGTGGGAGGGCATTCATAGGGTGCTTGAGCAAATTGGACGGCTTCGTAATGCGTGGATTCACAAGACCTGTCAGTTGGTGGTGTGGACTGACCGACAAACTTTTCGAGTGTCCTGGACTTGGGATCGTACGTCAATACAAAAGCGATGGCGAGGAGGAAGACAATCTTCCAAAACATAGTTATTATTTAGTTAGAATATAAAAGACCGCCCATACCATTCTCGATACGGAGGACGTTGTAGTTTACGGCGTAAATATCCTTGTTGACCAAACGGGTATCGTTGACGATACGAGCCGAGTCAAGTCGGGAAAAGTTGAGAGTACCAGTAGGCTGAAGCTTACCAGTATCTAAGCAGAAAGGGTAAGTGAAGAGTTTGGTACCTGGGGTAGAGTTACCATGGGAGGTATGGTAGTAGAGAGGAACCGAGGTGTAATTGGGGTTCGCAAACTTGAAGTCACTAACATCGGTACCGTTAATTTGGATCTTGAGCTTATTGTTGTCACTGAGGATCGCCAAACCACCAGCGTTGGTGGTGACCGCATCGGTACCAGCGGCTGCCAAGTACTTCACGGGGTGGTTGAAGTTGAGCTCCTGGATTTTGGATCCCGAAGAGATCGCCTTCTGAACCTGGGTGATCAACATGTTCTGGGGCTGAGAAGCGAACACCTCACGCTCCTGGGTATCGAGGTACGCATAGTTCGCGTAGATATCCCACTTTTTACTGGAATCGGCGGCGTTGGCACCCCAAGTAATCCTAAGCTCGACATCATGATACTGAAGAGAAATGAGAGGGAGGGCAGTTTGCCAGTTCTCACAGAAAGAAAACCTGAGGGGGTAGAAACGCTCATTGGTGGCGCCACCGTAGAGGTCACCTGCAACCGACTTGGAGGAGGAGGTCGCGGAGAGGGTGGGAGCGATAAGGGTTGAGTAAGTGGAATCTTGCTCATCAATAACTTGCCCACCCACGAGGAGCTCGACCTTTGAAATCATAGTAGTCCAGTCAGCAACGGTAACCGTCGCGGTACCTGTATTAGCTACGAGATAAACATAGTTGAGGAGATCACCTTTGCGCTCGAAGCGAACGGTGGACATACCATTGTTTGCGACATTGCCCTGAATGACCTGACGCTCGACAGTTTGGGAAAAATTAGTGTGACGTTTGTAGGTAGATCTGAAGAAAGAAACCTCGGGCTGACCGACGAGGTGTACATCCTGGGCTCCGACGGCTACTAGTTGGGCAATACCACCAGACATTTTATATTATAGTGAGAGTTTATTTTTTACAGTTTCATAATGTATGCAATCGCTCGATATGGTGGGAGTTTTTCAAATGATGCCCC